GGCCCTTACGTTTTAATACACTCCCACGGGCAATTTCCCGTCACGTTTATACGTTATTGATCCTCCCTTTTTTCTGATTGCAGCGACTTGCTTACGAGTCGTGATAGATGTCCCAGTCTTGTCCTCCGGGCCGCGGATATAGCCCTTCCGGCCTTCCGCAGACGCACTCTGGCGACGTTCCGCCATGCCGCCCATGGACATCCGGCTCATTCCCGCTTTCTTCAGAGAAATTGCAACCGCTTGCTTGACGGCAGCCGACTTGCTGGCAGGCTTGCTGCTGCCAATCTTTCCCTTTGACTTATACGTATTGACCAGTTCCTTAACGTTGGAACTGACCGCTTTCCTACTGCTTCCTGATCGGAGTGGCATTTGGTGGTGCTCCTTTAAATGCGGGCGTGTTGGCCCGTAACATTGCAATGTGTTCTTGCGACCCAATACGCTGTTGCTCAATCTGCGTATCCTGTTGCAGCTTCTGTTGTTTGAAAGCAATTTCGGCTGCGTCGTTCTTTGCGGTAGCCGCAATCTCTTCCTTCTTGACATCAACCAACGGATCGGACTGGTCGCCAGAAAGCTTGGTCTGTATCTGTTTCAGTTCCTGCATGTATTGCGCAACCTTTATCGCAATCATGCCCTCCTTCTGGATGATGGATACCATGTCCTTTGGGTCCGTTCCATACTCGTTGAACAACTCCGCCGCAACCTGTTCTTCGGCTTTTATCCGAAGATGATCAAACAAGTGCTGCTGCAGATTGATCGCGGCCGCAGGATTGGCTTGCACCGTAGGCGACAAGCCCAGAATCAAATGCGAGACGATGTGCGCATCATGCTGTTGTCCAGCAAAGGCCTTCAGCGGCATGCCGTTCATCGCGTCCGCATTCTCCGTTGCCGGGTCCTTCGGATGGTCAATGTGCTGCGGCGTCAGAATGGCATCGATGTCACGCACGTTCAGCGCCGCATACATCCGGTGATACGCCTCATACATGTTGTGCATCTGCGGTGCACTCTGCGCCAACTGCAACTGCGTCTGCGCCAACGTCACACGCTGTGCCGACGAGAAGATGTTGGGGTCCGCTACCGGCAAAATGGATACCAGATTGTCAAAGTCCTTCTTCTTAACGGTCCGCGAAGCACCCGGCACGTCATACGGATACTCTTCCGGCATAAACTGCGCAAATCCCTTTGCCAGCATTTGGAATTCTTGCTTCTGCGCATAGTGCAGACGCTTGTGGATCGAGGACATCACCATCGATCCCCGCTCCAGCAACGCAATCGTCGTCCCAACCGCGGCATACTGGTTGCCGTCACCCACAGCCATGTCAGCCGTGTTCGCCAACCGCTGACCCGCCTCTACACAGAAACCCAGCAGCTGATACAGGGTTTGACTCGGCTCCTTATACGGCAACGGCAGCATCTGACTCGTCAGTTCCGAGCCGCCCGCGTCCATATCCCGCCATTCACCCGGCTGGATCGGCACGTCGTCGTTCATGATCCGCGCGCCTTTAGCCTTGAACCCTGCTGGCAGGTTCGACAGCGTGCCCGCATCAATCAATTGCCGCAAAGCACTGGTCGCGGACCGCGAAAGACCCCCAATCAGGTGCACAAAGCCCAATCCATACGCTCCAAGGCCCTCAATAAGCACGTAATGGACAAAATATTGCTTACGATTCTTCTTTTTGTCCTCCGGGTCCCAGTTTCTGCGCACAGAAACGACTCGGTTCTGACTTTCCTCAATCGTAACTACATACGGAAGTTTGATTCCAGTGGGTTCGCCCTCTTCGTCCTCATCTTCGAAGCCCGGGAGGTCCAAATCGACCTGAAACTCAAGGAAAAAGAGCTCTTCTGTCTCACTGGACGGCAAAATCCCCGAAATCTTGTCAATTCGGTCACTTATTTGGTCCGACATCGTCGTTTGGTTCGTCGGTTGGAGGTCCAGATCGATGTATTCGCCCGCGTAGACCTTCCGACGGTAGTCGTTCTCGCTCATCGCAAGGCGGTGCGTGATCCGTGAGCATTGGCTCATGACGCTCGAACCGCTATACGGGATGTAGAGGTCGTCCGGCAGCACCAGCTTGCTGACCATCCGCTCCAGATGGTAGTCGTAGTAGACCTTCTTGAAGATCGAACCGCCATAGCCAAGATAGAACAACGCCTGATCAAACTCCGGCGTGTATTCCTCCATCACGGTCGTCAGCTGGTAGTTCATGAAGTCCCGCACGCGCTCGGCTTGCTGCTCCTTGTCAATCGTCTCCTTGCCCAAGACCTGCGTGCGAACCGGACCCTCGGCAGGCATCAACTCCTTATACGCCTGCGACTGGAACTGCACGATCGCCTGCGAGAGCAGCGGATGCGCTACCCCAGACGCGCCCTTGAATGGCTTGGTGCGCTCCTCATACTTGAAGCCCAACAGATCAAGGCCCTTGGAATACTGCTGCTCCCAATCGCCGCGCGACGTCTTGTCCGCGTCAAACAGGACCATCAGTTCGGATGAGATGTGGCTCAGTTCGCCCTCGTCCACCACCTCTGCAAGGTTGTCTTCAAACTCGCCTTCTTCCTCCTCCATCATCTGCACCGTAGCGCCGCCGTCGTCTTCCAAAATGATCTCAACGTCTGGCATGCCCGCGCCTATGTCCAACGCGTTACCCGCTTCCACTTCATTCAATGCTTTGTCAATTGACATGCTCAGTCCTTTTTGATCCGTGGTCAGCGGTTTACGGTGTTTATGCCGCGGCTAATGAGCCACTTCTTAAACATCTCGGCCGCTTTTTCTTTCATCGACGGCGTCACTGCTCGTTTATATTCGGGGGAATTCATGTCCCAGACACCGCCGCCCGGGCGACCCGCAGAGGTCTGCGAGTAGAAGTAATCGAGCAGCGCTGGGTCCTTCTCCACCATTGCTTTGCCAACCGGAGTCGCGGAAAGGGGAGTGCCCGTCTTCTGCATGGCCTCATAGCCCGCAAGATTGGCCACCTGCTCTTGGGTGTTTTTGTTTGGCCGGCTTCCCCAGTGCATACTGCTGATATCCGTTGGATGGTCCTGCGCGCGCGGAGTGCGTTCTGGAGCAAACTCGTTCATGACCTCTTGTATTTTCGCGCGAGGATTGGAATTATAGTATTGCTCTTCCGGGGAAATACCGCCATAGGGCCATGAAGGATGCAAAGGCATATTCTTATCGCCTACTTCTATCTCCCTCCTGTGATGAAGTTCGTGCCCTATCGTATTGACTTGATTTCTTATTTTTTTGGGATCACTACTTTCTCTTCCCGCAACAACAATCGCGCCTTTGTTTTTACCACCCCCCGCAGTCCAACCTAATGCGTTCAGATCCGAGTCGTTGTAGAAATACGTCCGCGGAGGAACCTTTTGAAGGTTGGTTCCCTTCATGTCCTCTACCAGCGCTTTGGAAGGATCTGGTCTTGCACGAATCTCAAACTCGCTATACTTGTTCGGACTTTCCATAATGTTTTTACGGAACTGATCGTAATCGTCGCGCGCCGTCTTTTCAAGGGACCGCTCACCTTCTTCAGGGCTGCCAGCGGCGCGGGTAACGGGGCCCCCGTCACGGATCTGAATCGCGTCCCAAGGGTTTGGGTCAACGCCTCTTGCTGTGTTCAAAGTTCTCTGTAACTCCCGCATGCGCGGGGACAAATAGGTAGTCGATTCTCTTATTCCAACAGGGTTAAGCTGTGTTGCAAGGTCATGGACCATGTCATCGTAATCAACCGGAGCCGTGTCCCCCGTCTTTGTTCCGTTGCCCTTGGTCTGGGTAATCGTTTTGTTGGCAGGGTCTTTGGCGTTAATGACCTCCAACGTGGTCATCGGAACCCCACGCGCATCTTGCAAGAAATAAATCTCGGTGTCCCCGCTATCAAAGCTTTTACGGCCCGTTCCGCCTGTTTGACCGCTCAAGGAACAGTTTCTGGCACCGGCTACCAAACAATGACCAACAGACGCTCCGTTTAACTTGAGGGCGTCTTCGTTGTTAGCCTTAACCCAACGGAAGCCATTGTCGTATGTTTTTACTGGCGCAGAAACCCCAGTAGAAAACACTTTGGGGTCCACGCTTTTTCCGCCCTTTATGTCCCTTATTTGTTGGTTTACGCCTTCTTTATACGCTTGATATTTTGCAGACTCTTCTACCATTGTTGCAAAAGGCGTTTCTTTAATCCTCTCGGGCGTCAATGTTCTCATGTAGTCATTCAAGTGCTCAACAGACAGGAAATTTAATGGGCCCCTTGTGTCTGTTTTACTTGCACCAATGTCGTATATGGGTTCGTTTCTAGTCATTGCTTCAAGCATTTTGTCCGAGACGCTGTATCCCTGCTTTTTTTCCTCGGGTGGGCCCGCCAGCATATTTTTTGCCCGCTCTAATAACCCGGGAGCCGGTTCAGGATATAACTTTTTAGTTATGTCGTCCAAAGCACCTTTTGCTCCCGA